GATAGCAGTGGCACTGTATTAATAGGCAAAACTTCATCTGATGGTTCTGCTAGTGCTGGATTTGAATTTGAGCCTCCTGGTTATTTAAGTATTGCTGCTGATGGAGCACCTTCCGTAACAATAAATCGTAACACTAATGATGGGTCTTTAGTTGCCTTTCGACAAGCTAATAGTACTGAAGGAACAATTTCAATAAGTGGAACAACTACAAGTTATAATGGTGGACACATATCTCGTTGGTCAAGATTACTTGATAACAGCAAAGACACTTCCATTGTTAAAGGCACAGTAATGACTAACCTTAATGAAATGGTTGAATGGGGTGATGAAGATAACGAGCAGTTAAACAAAATGGCAGTATCAAGTGTTGAGGGTGATGCTAATGTTGCAGGAGTTTTTGTTAACTGGGATAATGATGATGACTGGAATGATATGAACATTGCAATGACAGGTGATATGGTTATCAGAATTGCACAAGGAACAACAGTCGCTAGAGGTGACTTGCTAATGAGTGCAGGAGATGGCACTGCAAAACCTCAAGGTGACGATATCGTAAGAAGTAAAACAATAGCAAAGGTTACTTCTACAAATGTATCACATACATATGATGATGGCACTTATGTAGTGCCTTGTGTATTGATGGCTTGCTAACTTAACTAACAGGAGAATAAAATGGCAGTAACTTGGACAATCGGAAATATGGAAAGAGACTTAGTGCAGGGAGACAACACAGATATTGTGACTATCTTGCACTGGAGAGCATCTGACGAAGACGCAGATGGTAACACAGGGTCAGCTTATGGAACAGTCGGTGTAGAACTTGTAGGTACCCCAACACCATATGCAGATATCACTGAAGAACAAGCTATTGGATGGGCTAAAGATGCACTTGGTGAAGACGAAGTAGCATCAATAGAAGCAGGAATAGCTAGTCAGATATCTGCAAAAGCAAACCCAACAACAGCAAGTGGAGTATCTTGGTAATGACTGAACAAACAAACGTAATCACTATTGATGGTAAAGAGTATAAGACAGAAGACTTATCTCAAGACCAGAACTATTTTATCAATCAGATAAAAGACTTACAGGCTAAAGCTGCTAATCTGAAGTTTCAACTAGACCAGATTACAGTGGCCCAGAACGCTTTTACAAACTCATTGATACAATCTGTTAAAGGTGAAGAAGAGCCTAAAGAAGAAAAGGCTAGCTAATGTTAGGTGCATCTGCTCTATCTGAATACGCTCTATCGGATCAAAGTATTCTATTAGCAGGTGTATCCGAAATGAGCGGTATTGCCTCGTCTGCAAATGCAGGTGTAGGTATAATGTCTGGTATCTCTTCTATGAGTTCGACTGCCACTCAGTCAGCAAATGCCATTTACATTAGTGCTGGTGCAAACTCAGATCTGGATTTTAATTTCACAGAAACATCTGCTGGAACAAGGATTCAAACAGATTCAGCTGATATTGAGTCTGCATTTACAAAAACATCAAATGGTATTATGATAGGGTCAGGCGTTGCTTCCAGTGATTTTAATTTCTCACAAGCATCTCTTGGTGATATACTGTTTGAAAATATAAATGCAAGTGCAACACCTGAAACATATACCACTATTACACCAAGTGGAACAGAGGCATGGACAGAAATAACACCGACTGGTTCGGAAACATGGGCAGAAACAGAAATATGAGGCAATAATGGCTAGTACATATACAAATAACAGTGGTTTAGAAAAGATAGGTTCTGGTGAACAAGCGGGAACCTGGGGGGTTACTACTAATAATAATTTAGACATTATTGATAGAACTGTTAACGGTGTTCTTAGTTTATCGATTTCTGGGAATACAACGCTGACAGCTACAGATGGTACTTTATCTAACGGACACTATAAAGTCATAACTTTAACGGGTAGTCCTGGTTCAGCTTTTACAATAACAATAGATCCTAATGATCAACAAAAATGGTACATATTTAAAAACAGTACTGGTCAGACAGCCACTATACAACAAGGCGGTGGATCAGGAACCACGATCACTGTAGCTAATGGAGCTACAAACATAGTTTATGCAGATGGTACAGGATCAAATGCCAATGTAGCTAAAGTTCCTACTGATTTGGTTAATGATACAACACCACAACTTGGAGCAGACCTTGATACGAATGGTAATGCTATTTTATTTGGCTCTAGTAAATGGGCAATAGAACTAGATACTGGTGATAATGACCTTCTTTTTAAGTATAACGGAACAACAGTCTTTAAATTAGCATCAAGTGGTGCGGTAACTTCAGCGGATAACATAACAGCTTTTGGATCTCCATAATGACTTTAGCGGCTTCGGGTGCAATATCAGCTTCAGATATAAGAACTGAATTTGTTGGTGGCAGTGGAGCCGTTGACATGGCTAGTTATTATCGTGGAGCAAACACAAATGTAAGATCTAATGCTGCCAATAATACAGCAACAAATTTGGCAGCTGGTGTTCCTACAAGTGGTGCTATAAGCTTTAATAATTTCTATTCTCAAGCTAAAGGATGGCAGAAAACCTTTTCATCTAATGCCACACAACAGTCTGGCACAGGTATATTTGGTGATGATTACGCAGTAGATTATCCCAAGACTATAATTATAAATGCAGGAATTACTGTTTACAGTACAGCATCTGGCACACCTGCTATTGATTTACCAACTGGTGGTTCTGGTACAATAACAGTAACAAACAATGGCAATATCTATGGGCAAGGCGGTGCTGCTAACTCAGATGGTGGAACTGCTTTAAAGGCAGATGTTGCTATAACATTAAATAACAATAGTGGTGCCAACCTTAAAGGTGGTGGAGGCGGAGGCGGAAATGGTGGTGCTGGTGGTAAAGGAAGTGCCAGTGATACTGCTACAATATCTAATGTGACAGATAAAGTTGGCGATAAGCCAGATTTTGTCCCATATTCTGTGCTAACTCAGTTTGGTCCCAGAGCATGGTCTGGAATTGGTTCAGGTGAATGGGGATTAAATATTTCTGGTAACCCAGTGCAATCCGCTATCTCAAACAGAGGCCCAATGTGGTTTTCGTTTCAAGTTAATACTTCAGCAGAATATTCTATGTCATCTAATATATCAGATCCTTTTCCAGAAGATGGAAACACAGGTGCCTATGGTCAACCGAGGGTAGATATAAGTACGTCAGAAGATACAGCCAGTCAAGGTCAAGGTGGAGATCTTTATGGTAGTGGATTAAGTTGGAGTGGATTAAAAGCACCATTAGCGGCAAACACTACTTATTATTTTTGTAATTATATGGTTGGTTCAGGTTCAGGTACAGCGTTTTTCTACAATAATATGGATTCAACTTTAAGTCTTTCTGTAAATGTTCCTTCCACAGCAGGAACTGGTGGTGCAGGTGGTGTCGGTCAAGGTTTTGCTCAATCAGCAGGTAGTGGCTCATCGGGTGGTAGCGGTGGAACAAATGCAGGAACTGGTGGTGCAGGTGGTGCAGGTGGTGCATTAGGAGCAGCAGGAAGTAGTGGTTCAACAGGCACAAATGGAACAGGAACTACTATTTCTTATCCATCAACAGCACCAACAGTTGGCTCAACAGGTTCGGCAGGGGGGTCAGCAGGGTATTACATTTTAGGACAAAGTAATGTATCATTGACAGATAATGGTACAGTAGCAGGGAGAATAGGTTAATGCCTATAACTAAGTTAAAATTTAAACCTGGTATTATTTCCGACATAACTTCTGAAAGTAACGAAGGTGGTTATGTTGACGGAGACAAGGTAAGGTTTAGGTTTGGTTTTCCCGAAAAAATAGGTGGGTGGTCAAAGTATACCAGTTCTACTTTTGAAGGTACTGCCAGACGTTTGCATAATTGGGTTACTTTGGATGGTTCTGACTTACTAGGTATAGGAACTAATTTAAAATACTATATAGAAGAAGGTGAAGGTTTTAATGATATAACACCAATAAGAGCAACAACAAGTGCTGGTGACGTAACCTTTTCAGCTACAAATGGTTCAACAACCATAACTGTTACAGACACGGCTCACGGTGCAAATGAAAATGACTTTGTTACTTTTTCTGGAGCCGTTAGTTTAGGTGGTGTTATAACAGCTGATGTACTAAATCAAGAGTATCAAATCACATCTTTGATAAGTTCTAATTCATACGAAATTACATCAAGCGTAGCAGCTAACTCTTCTGATACTGGCAATGGTGGTAGTAGTGTTGTCGGTGAATATCAATTAAATACTGGTTTAGATGTGACTGTAGGTGGTACTGGTTGGGGTGCTGGACAGTGGAGTGGCACAACTAGTAGTGCTTTGGCTACCACTTTAAACGAAGCCTTAGACGCAAGCGAGACAGGCGTTGATGTTGTTGATGAAACAGGTATGAATACAGAAAGCGATGTTGTTTTAATCGACAACGAATTAATGCTTATTACCGCTTCTGCTGATGACAACACAATGACTGTTACTCGTGGTCATAGTGATACTACTGCTACTACGCACAATAATGGAGCTTTAGTTAGATTAGCTAAAGGTAACACATTAGCTACAGATGACTTTGTAGGCTGGGGTAGTGCTGCTTCAATTACTGTTCCTGGTGCACAGATTAGATTATGGTCACACGATAACTTTGGGGAAGATTTAATAATCAATCCCAGAGACGGAGCTTTGTATTATTGGGATAGAACAAATGGGTTGAGCGGCAGAGCCGTAGAGTTAAGCACCCTTTCTGGAACAAAAACGAGTATCCCACAAAGAGCCAAACAAACAATAGTATCCGACCAAGACAGACACGTTATAGCTTTTGGCTGTGATGGATTAAACACAAGTGCTACTGCTACTCAAGGAGACGGGGTACAAGACCCTTTGTTGATTAGATTCTCCTCTCAAGAAAGTCCTCTTGAATGGTTCCCAACAGCTACCAATACAGCAGGTGATCTAAGACTTGGTGGTGGTTCAACCTTTGTACAAGCCGTTGAAGCCAAACAACAGATACTTGTTTTTACAGATAAGACGCTTCATGCCATGAAATTTATAGGTCCTCCATTTACTTTTGGTTTACAAGAACTATCTAAGAACATAACAATTATGAGCCCTTATTCAGCCATAGCTGTTGAGGATGTCGTGTTTTGGATGGGCGTAGATACCTTTTATGGATATATAGGTGGTCAAACAGTTCAGTTGCCTTGTACTGTAAAAGACAAGGTTTTCTTAGACTTTAATTTTGAAGAACGAAACAAGGTTCATGTAGGTGTAAACTCAGAGTTTAGTGAATTAATATGGTTCTATCCATCCTCTAGTAGTACTGAAATAGATCGATATGTTGCCTATAATTACTCAGAAAAATTGTGGTACTATGGCACAATGGTTCGTCAATCATGGCTCGACAGAGGAATTAGAACATTACCTATAGCAACAGGTGGCCAATATTTATATAATCATGAAGTGGGATACGATGATGACGGATCTGCTATGACATCTTTCATTGAATCTGCACCTATAGATATTGGTGATGGTGATAAGTATGTGTTTTTAAGTGAAATCGTACCAGACATCACGTTCAACGGATCAACAAGCGTCAATCCAGATGTAGACTTTACAGTAAAATCTAAAAACTTTTCTGGAGGTAACTTCTTACAAACACAATCTGGTAAGACACAAAGAACAGCAACTAGTCCTGTAGAACAATTTACAGAAAAATTAAACTATCGTTTACGAGGTAGGTCTTTTGCTTTACGAATTGATTCAACGTCCTTGGGTACAAAATATAAACTTGGTACGCCAAGAGCTAGTATAAGAGAAGATGGAAGACGATAATGTTAGTTAGTGCTATTCCTCAATATATTCAAGGTTTAACAAATGCAAAAGTTGACTTAACAACAACTGATGTAACAACCTTATACACAGCCCCTACTGGAGCAGAATCAAATGCTTCTGTTATTAATTCAATATTAGTGCATGACAGCAGTAACAATGGAGATACCTTAACCGTAACTTTAACGGACAAAGATAATAATGTATTTGAGCTTTTTGAAAAAGATGTTGCAGGACACGCAACAGAAGAGATACTAACAAGAGATCTGATATTACAAGGTGGTGATATAATAAAAGTACAGGCAGGAGTGGCTAACAGACTTCTTGTTGTTGCTAGTATACAAGAACTAATTAAGACTAGAATAACAACAAGTGCTATAACACAGATATAGGATTGAATAATCAACAATAAATTGGTATTATAAGCTATGGGTATATTTAGAAACATCACCAAATCATTGAAGAAAGCTGCACCTTTAATTGGTAGTGCTATCGGCATGTATTTTGGTGGTCCATTAGGTGCTTCGATAGGGTCGGGTATTGGGTCACTTGCATCGGGAAGAAGTGCAGAGGAAGCCTTAAAAAATGCAGCACTAACAGGAGCTACGACATATGCTATGGGTGGGAAGGATTTTGGTAGAGATTTTAATTTTAGTACCTCTGGTTCTCCTTTTGCATCACCACAGGCACTCGGTCCAGGAGAGTTCGCAGACACTAACGTAATTAGTTCTATAAAACCAGCAGACACAGGTGGAATTGGGTCATTCTTAAAAAGCATGGTTCCAGAGTCTACTATAGGTAAAGTAGCTTTAGGTGGTGCGGCTTTAGGTTTATTGGGTGGTTTAGAAGAAGAAAAACCTACTGGTGGATTTAATATGAGGCCTGATCCAGTAGGAAGAACCAGATTGGGTACTGGACGAATTGGTAATAAACTGTATAATTTAGATGATCCAGATGAACGTAGACAATACTTTGAAGACAATAGAAAAAGACAAGGTGCCGAGGATATTGAGCTTGCTGCTGGTGGCGAAGTATCAGGCCCTGGTACAGGAACCAGTGACTCAGTTCCTGCAAGATTATCAGACGGAGAATTTGTGGTAACAGCAAAGGCTGTCCGTGGTGCAGGTGGCGGAGACAGAGATGTCGGTGCCGCAAGAATGTATGACATGATGTCACAATTAGAAAGGG